TTGTTTTAAACAATGCGTCTGTTTTTTCGTTTAAATTTATTTCAGTTTTAGCACCTTCTAATTTTTGTAAAAATAATTGCCTAGCCTCTGGGCTGTCTAAAGGAATACCTAAGTCTCTTAACTCTAAAGCAAAAGTAGAAAGTTTAGGTTTTAATAGTTTTTGTAGTTCAATATCTAAACCTTGTGCTTTTAATAAATTATCTATGGTAGCTTGTGATTTTTCAAAATCAAATTTTTCTCTTCTTAATTCACTTGCTTCGTTTTGTAATTCATACTGTTGTGACATAGCCATAGCGTTGCCTAACGCTTCTCCAAAACTTACTGGTTTTGTGCTATATCCACTAGATTGCAATAAGCCCTGTGCAAAACCTTTTCCACTAGGAGATATAATATACTCTAATAAATTATCTCTAAAGTTAGGTGGTGTATTTTTTTGTGTTGATACAGGTCTATTATTTGCCATCGCTATATTTTGTCTGTTTGATACAGGTGTAAATAATGGATTAGCTCGTCTATTATTAGCCATACTTATTTGACTTCTGTTATTGTTTGGTAAAAAAGGAGAGCTAACAGCACTATAATTATTAATATTTGCCGCAGTTGGTATATTATAAATGTTGTTATATTTTTTCATTAAATCTCTTTCTTCAATATTTGAGGGTGTAATTTGACCTTTAAAATATGTAACGGGGTTCACTAAAAGAACCCTCCTAATAATCCACCACCAATAGCACCAAGACCACCCATTCCAAAGTTTTGACCAAGTTGATACCCTTGCATTGCACCTCCTAATAATCCTGCCGCTTGATTTCTAAATACTGGTTGTGTTTGTGAAACTGTTTGTGCGTAAGGAGAACCAATAGACGCAAGGTACTCACGAAGTTTGTAATATGGTTTTTGTTGTTCAAAATCGAAACGATTAATGGCATCTTGTATTTGTGCCATTTGTTGATTTTCTTTTTGCTGTCCAACACCTGCTAATGCTTGGATGTCTTGATAGTCAGCCTGTGCGAGCTGTGGAGCTAGCTGTGTAGCCGCCATCATGTTTTGTCTTTCCATTTGGTAATTAGGTGCGTACACTTGATTTGCTAACTGTCCTAACTCTTCTGCTAAAACTTGTTGGTTAGCGGCACTACCAAGTCTTCCTGCTTTAGAAAATTGTGATTGTACTCCTGCTGTAACATCGCCTGCCATTTGATTATATAAACCCTGTAAGTATGGGTTAGATGTTGGCGATAAGTAGTTACCTTGTAATATATTATTTATTTCGCCCTGTGCTGAACCTAATAATGGATTATTTAATGCTCGTAATGTTGCCAGTTGTTGTGCTGTTTGTGTTTCTGGGGAGAAATCAGCATATGTTTGATTAGGATAATAATTAGGTACACTAGACTCAAACAAGTTTTGTGCTTGATCGAAAGCCTGTGATAAATATGGGCGTACAAATTCACTTGGCTCTGCACTTGTTGTTGTTGTTACGTTACTTGGATTGCTACCTTTACTCATAGTTGTTTACTCATTATGTATATTTTTTGTTCAAATCCTTTTAATTTACGCAACCAACCTTTACGCCCTGCTACCTCAATAGCTTGGCAATAATTGTTTGTTGCAAATTCTTCTATTTTTTCTTGGATTGGCTCTAACCAATTTTCCAAGTTGTTTCCTCCTGCGAGGACATATCGTAAGATACGTTTGCGTGGATAGTCTGCTACCTCTGTAACAACTGCACATTCCACTTTGTTATTTTCCCAACTAATAAATAATTGAAAACTGTTTCTAATAATACCATCCAACACATCCCGTGCTGTGTACGAGTCATCTAAAGCTCTTTCTATTAATGGCTCAACTTGTTCCCATACATAATTAATATCTTCTCGAGGTACTTGTGTAATCATCCAATAACAACGTAATCAAAAGTTTGATCGGTGTTCGATGAACTAGCATGAGTTAGTGTTGCTGAACCATCTGCTTTTGCTGACACATAAAGGTTAGCATTAGCCGAAGCTCCATTTGCTGTTGTTGGCGTAAATAAAATAACAGAGTTACCACCAATACGGACATCTGTTAATGTTGTTGATGTTGCACTAGCTGTTAAGGTAATTGTACCTGTACTATTTAGTTTACCCTCAATCGTATTATTTAAACTTGTTGAAACAAGACGTAAATGTTGACCATGATCGGGCATGGATAAAGGAACAACGGGAAATTGGTTGTCAGCCATTATCTTTTGCCTTCGGGTCTTGCCTCAATATCAACGCCACTCATTGTATTAAAGTTTCCACTAACGGACACTCGTAAACGATGATAGCGTGATGTAGAACGTAATGGACAATCGCCACTATCTCTTGTTGATACGGCAGTTCCTGTACTTATCGTGTCTAACTGTGAAGACCTTGATATAGGTGTTACAGTGACTGTTGTATTAGTTGTACCATCAACGATAGGTCGGCAATTAATTAACGTAGATCGTCTTCCTTCTGCTCCTTCAAACTCCGTTGTATCTACAGTAGCGGATAATGATGTCGCAATAAATTTTCCGAATTTATTGTCTGAATCAAAACCTGCAAGACCAACAATACCTTCTTTATAAAAGTATGAGTCTAAAGATTTAGGTAGATTATCTAAATCGCCTAATACGTCTAAACTTTCTAATGTTGTAAATGCTTCTTGGGAGGCACTCGATATAAATTGTAAATCCATACCAGACCCCGTACTCCATTTATCAACTGCATAATTATAAATTAACAGTTTGTTATTAATGTCCGAAGTACCTGTTGAACCACTACCTCTGTATGACCAAACAACAACACTGTTGTTGGGGTCAACTGCTGAACAAATACCATCTAAATTAGATGATAAGTCATCAAAGAAGAAATTATCTATACGACCATTTCCTATTGGTGTGAGCTGTTGTCCACCTGTTAATTTATAAAATCCATCTTGGGATAAAAAGAATATCATGTTACCAAAAGAGGCAACACTCTTTGGCGAAAATGCTCCTACATTGTCAGCAATTTTTGAAAACTGGAATATAAGAGGAGTACCAACGTAATCCATTCGGTAGATTGCTCTCTCAAAGAACACAATACCGAAACTTTCTCCACCAACAACTGCTTGTAAATTTCCATGTGACCCTACTATGTCTTGATAACCAGATTGTGTTGATTGGCTTGGAGTCCATTGCGAACTATTATTAATACCAGACCATTTTACTCGTTGGTTATATTCTGTGGAAGACTCTGTTGTATAACCTGCTACAACAAAATCTCTTACAACTGTAATGTATTTAGCTTTCAATGATACAAGATCAGAGAAAGCAGTATCAACACCTTCTTCAAACTTTTGTATATTATCAGCATGGTTAGTCGCAATAATGTTACTACCAAACTGTGTAAACGACCAAAAATCTCTAGCGTTTTCTGTTGTTGAATTGTTATATCCACCAGACTTAGATTTATCTTGAAAAACAAGACTGCTATCCATTTGATAAAGTTTTGATCTATCGCCTGCATAGTTTGTAGAACCACTACTAGAGAATGATGTAAACAAACCCACCGCAGGATTAGTTAACCCTGTAGAGCTTAATGCTTGGAAGCCCGATAAACTTTTGTACCCATCTTTTAAAGGAATAACATTATCAACCTTAATCGCACCTGTGTTTTGAAACGTAGGTAGATCAGCTTGCAAATCGCCAAACTTAATCATTTAGACCACCGATCTTGCAGACATTAATAATGGTGTTGATGAAGACCCTTTAGATGATGACTCGTTTGCTTTGCCTACTGCTTCTTTATACAAACTAGCCCATGTTTGTAATCTTTCATCTTGCATAAGAAATGGCGATGATTCTGCTAAAGCACCATACAAATATAATTCTGGGTAGTTCGTAAGTATATCGTTTGTTGTATTACTATCAGATAAAGCAGTGACAGTTTTATAAAAATCTATTTGTAATGTTACTGCTTGATCGGGAGCTACACCTAGTTTTATTTTATCGCCAACAATCGTAAAGAACGTTGGTGTTCCAGATGTAACACTAGAGTTATAGTTTCTATAAAAATCGTGATTACTAATAAAAGATAACGTAGTAAATGGGTCACTTTGATAAATAACACTTATTGCCTCTATAAATCCTGTTGGTACAGTATAGTTTTGTGTACCCGATACAGTTGTTATTGATGTATCGCTGTTAATCATTTCTCTAACACGCAACTCTCTATTAAGTCTTTTTTCTGTTAAAGAAATAAAATCAGGAATGTACGCAGTTAAATCATCACGATTGAGATAATTTGCTATCGTTGTTTTTAAATTTGCAAAAGTGTCTAGTGCCATTATACATTTCCTTGATATACTCTAAAGTGTCTATTG